ATTTGCCCCCCGCTTCCCTCAGATCTAATTGCGGAGCCGTTTTGGAAACGGTATCCTTCGCAATATCAGAAGACGAAGGATGGGGCTACAGCGTTTAATAGTGAGTGTTTCATTACAGAGGAACACGACGCTTGGTTAAGTGAAAATTATTTTCCTATTGTAGCTAGTTTAAAGCGAATTCCCAGATACATTAATAAGCGGATCATGGATCCCCAATTAAAGTGTTATTTGGATGAGAAGCGAATAGATATGCTGCCCGGTTGGGGTTTACCTAAACCAAACCAGGAAGCAGCTTATAAATCTTTAGCTAAATATGGAAAAGATGTTTTGCCCATGGATGATCAAGGAGTTCAGGATATGAACTTGGCTTGGCAATGGGTAGAGCAACAGTTTGGGCCTTATATGCGAAATGCACGGATTGTTAGTTTGCAGGAAGCAGTTGATCGTATGGATAAAAGTACGTCAACGGGTTCACCTTTTAATTTATTATACCCTACAAAGCGAGAATGTTTTGAAAAAGACGCAGCTTTGATGAAGTGGTTTGAAGATGATTGGGAACTTTTAGCAAATGATCCGAATTGGACATGTATTTGTACAAATTCTTTGAAAGAAGAAATGCGAACAGATGAAAAGATTGACGATAATTCGATACGTACGTTTACTGCAATGGCAATGGATAGTACAGTGCATGGCACGCGACTATTTGTTGACCAGAATGAGAAAATGTACGATTCACATTTGAAAACAGCTTCGGCTGTTGGAATGAGTCCCTTGAAAGGAAATTGGGATCGATTGTATCGAAAATTGAAAAAGTTTCGAAAGGGTTATGCTTTGGATGAAAGTCAGTATGACTCTTCCCTGCGTTGTTATTTGATGTGGGGTTGTGCTCAATTTCGTTGGAAGATGTTAAGATCAGAAGATCAAACAGCGGAAAATTTGCGCCGAATAAAAACTTATTATCGAAATTTAGTTAATACTTTAGTTTTGACTCCGGAAGGAGTCTTGATTTTTAAGAAAACAGGAAATCCTTCAGGATCAGTTAATACAATTTCTGACAATACGCTAATATTATATTGTTTGTTAGCCTTTGCATGGATTAAGTCCACAAAAGGCATGCCAGAAATGAGTAGTTATGAAGCATTTGAAGAAGAAACGTCAAAAGCGTTAGTTGGAGACGACAACACTTGGACGGTGTCCGATGAAGCACATGCATTTTACAATGCAAAAACAGTGATAGCTGTGTGGAAAACTTTAGGTATTACAACAACAACAGATTCTATGGAACCTCGAGTACCTGAAGAACTGGATTTCTTGTCTGCAAGGACAATATTTCTGGATGGTGTAGCTGTGCCTTTGTATGAGCGCGCAAAATTAATGAGTTCTTTATTATATGCGCCGAAAAAGCACATTACACCTGCTACCACACTTGAACGAACAGCAGCCATGCTTACGATTGGCTGGACTGATATTCCGTTCAGAAAATTTTGTAGAGAAGTTATGGATTGGTTAATGGAAAAATATGATCCAATTCTCTATGATGACCCCCGTTGGATATTGGCGAAGTGCCAAGTTCAAACTGATTCCACATACTATAAGTTGTTTACAGGCCGTAAATTATTAATGAGGCCGCAAAGTTGTGGAAATTATCTAGAAACGAAAGAAAGATATATTAAGCTAGATAAAAGCTCCATGAATGGGGCTAAGGGTCGTAAGGCTCGCGGAAAGCAAAACCGCAAGCGGGGAGGAAGAAAGAGGAATGGGCGCCCTAATGGCCCGAATCCTAATAGTGCTATGGCGAAGGTTGGTGTGCAACGTAAACGTAATGGTGCTTCCCGAAGAAAGCAAGGAAGGCGACGACTTGGTGATGGCAGCATCCCAGGTATGGTCGGAAACACAGCCACTTCTCGGTTAAGAGCCAGGAGTTGTACTGTTACAGAAGATGAATTTGTTGGAGCAGTTGTTAGTGGCGGAACAGGAGCCAATTTTAATAACACTGCCTATCCTATTAATCCAGGACAAGCATCTTTGTTTCCTTGGCTTTCAAAGCAAGCAGCGCAATGGGAAAAATATCATTTCAATTCTTTGGAATTTTATTATAAACCAGAAGTATCACAGTTTGCTACGGCGGGAACAACGGGAAAAGTCATTTTTGGCGTTGATTTTGATGCCAGTGATGGAGTACCAACTACAAAGCAAGCAATGGAGGACACAATCCCTCATACGGATTGTATGCCCCATAATTCAATGCGTTTACGTTTGAATTCACGTGACATACATGCGTTGTATCCAACGTTGTACGTGCGACCAGGTTCTTTACCAGGAGCTTCGGATATTAAAACCTATGATGCTGGAAATTTGAACGTTGCAACACAAGGAATTGCAGCAAATACAGCAGAGTTGGGAGAATTACGTGTGCGTTATTCTGTCACTTTTTCTGTGCCAGTTTTGGAAACGGCAGCAGGAGCACCAGCAAACAATTCAGTGGTTACTTACACATCAGTTGCTGGTGGGGGGCCAGAATATGGAGATGCCTTGACAACAAATGTCACTTTAGTTTCTCCATTATCAGGAACACGTTTTGGTTCACTTGGTGCATCAAATCAAGCTGGAACTTTAGTATTCCCAGCAGGAAATTATTTTTGTACAGCTACAACCAATTTTGGTTATTCAGGGCTAGGAACTTATGCCCAATTATCTGTGCAAAAAGGAGGAGTTAATATCAGTGGAGAGTCAGCACAATGTTCTTTTGTGAGTGGCCAGTTGACTGAAACAACAATTTCCTACAATGGTTGGTTTTCTTCCGATGGCACAAGTGCTAATTCAGCAATAACAGTGCCAATTTTAGCAACATTTTCAACTGGATCCTGCAATGGATCAGTGCAGTTGATGGTTGTTGCTATTTAAATTTAATTTGTTTAATTTTCTTTTGTAAATAGGAGTATGGAGCGTTAAACGCAACTCAAATGTAAAATACCCTTGTGGCGAAAGCTAATAGGACGCGTGCGTAGGCATGGTCAACAAGGAAATAAAAATTGTAAAATATGGACATCCGCCATTCCAGGGCGATGAGGGGATAAAGTGTGGCTCAAAACCACCCCCTATATGTATGTATGAATTCAGAGAGCCCGACCGTAAATCGAGCCCCTAAGTGGCAGCGTAATGGGACGCTGAGTGAGAATTTGTGGCAACGACAGTTAATCTGAAAGTTCAGTTCTTTGTTATTTCTTACAGCGAAGAAAGAAACTATTTAACCTTTGGAAATAAAGAATAAGGCTTGGCCAGAAGGAGCTCATAAGAATGAGGTCCTTTGGGCGTTTTGTTTATATGTTGTACGCGACAATGTGTAATAACTCTTAATAAATAAAGAGTGACTATTGACTTCAATATGAAGTATCAACTGGGATATCGCTACCAATGAAAATTGCGAGAGAAGAGTTAAGCTTTGGAAAGCACTCCTCGGGTTTGCAGGCACTAACATGTGTGCTGTGAGGCTAGGGAGTTCGCTGGAGCATCTAACGAGTGTTGATTAATTTCCACTTGATTTGTTTCGCATTCTCTGGCCCCGCGCCTGATGTATGTGTCCGCTTGCTTCACCTTCGTATTTAAGAAAGCA